TTTGAAAGTATACGTCCTCCATATTTATCCCATTTGAGATCTTTAAACTCAATAGTTTTCGCAGCGCGAAATAACTTGTTAGCGGTTTGTCTACCAATAAGAGCTAGTTCTTTTTCTTTTTCACACTTCCCTTTTATCTCAGGAGTATCAATACCAAGTACTCTAACACTCATTTTGCTTAATTTTCCTGGAAGAACCGGCGCAGAAACGTAACAAGTATCTCCATCATAACAAACATTGCCTCTAAACTCTCTCATCTCTAAAAAATCTGCCGCATAGGCGATATTAATTACTGCGATAAAAGAGAGACTTGTTAAAAAAGCAATAAGTAGTTGAATTCCAAATTTATTTATTTTACTCATATTAATCTCCTTATTCATCGTGTATTCTATAATACCAATCTATCATGTAGCAAATAAAAAAGATTACAAGTACAAAGAAAATACAGAATAAGATAGCAAGTACGTTATTCATACACGCGTGTCTTTGAAGGATCAGCTAATACCGGTTTACAGATGGCTTTATAATTTCTCTGCTTATTTAATCTACTAGCAAAATATATACACCTATCAATGTCGTAAAAATGCATTGCAGATCCTTTTTGTTCTGCGCCATTTATCATTAATACTAACATAAATACATGAATCATAAAACTACCACAAAGAGAAATACAAATAAACCAATTACTGCACCTACCACCGCTGCAACAATACCAGCCTGTTTTAAAGTCTCTTCAAATTCTTTTTCTTTTGCTCTTTTTTCGCGTCTAATTTGTGCGACACGTTCTCTTTCTTCTTGTATTCTTTTAGCTCTCGTATCAACTATAGTTTGCCAAGTATCTGGACCAAAACGCATATTAATCATGTTCTTCATTTCTTGCATTTTTTCTTGTGCTATTTTAGCGTCAATTACTTCTTGAGCTACAGTTTTGATTCCTAGTTGATCTCCTACACCCATACCCGCTTTTTTACTGCGTTTATGTTCGATCTCTTCTTGACCACGAAATAAACCGTCTACAGCGCTAGCAATCTCGCCTATGTCTTTTGCTGTGTCTATGTTTGACTTAATAAATTCTACACTTGCTTTTACAAGTGCAATCCCAGCCATTGCTTCCGCTAACATGTCTTTCTCCCACGGTTTATTAACCGTAAAACGTAATTCCCTCAACTAAATTATATCTGATTAAGTAAAGTAGTCCAATAGAAAAACCACACCTCAAAATAGAAGTGTGGTTTTAAGCAGGTTTTAATATTTTTAAAGCCCGTTTGGTACGATTACATAATGAATAGATAAGACTACTCCAACAGAAGCAGCAAGTCCGACCATCATTTTAAGAAAGTCTTTTCCTATTAGCGGAAATACAACTTTGAACTTTTCCTTGCCTGTCATAGTTGCCATAGCAAGTTCACGTCCACATAATAATCCTACAAATACCCAGGTGGTTGACATGGGTATATCATTAAGCTCTTTAAAAAAGAATAAAATAACCCAATATACAGCATCAATAATTGTAGCGGAGCGAACATAACGAGTATTATGTTTCTCTAAAACAATATTTTGAATTTTACCTCCACCTTCTCTGAACATGAACCAAAGCCCACCTACAAAGATAACAGAAATTGCAAACATCATATCCGCAGGAATTTGTCTTGGTAAAAACACTGCAATATTTGCGATATCATGGGATAACCAAGTCCACCAAAGAAAACCTGTTGTTACCCATTGTCCGATTCTCCACCATTGTTTATGTTCTTCTTTAACTGGTTTAGATTCGTCTAAAATTTTAGTTACACCAATCCATATAGCATAGGCAGCAACAGCAGCTACAGCATATCCCATCATGGATTTCATTAACATTTTTTCTAGTACAAAAGTAGAAGCAAAGGCTGAAAGTACTAAAAAAGATGTGCTAACAGGCACACCGATCCGCGTTAGTAGAAGTAGAAGTCCAGGGGCTAACGCGTGATACCACTGAATTTCTTGGAAGGGAATTTTATTCAGTCTTCCATAGGAGATGTCTCCTCCATATGTAAACCATCCGTACCATAATGCCCATAACAAAACAGACGAAGCAGCAAGCCACATCGTCCTCCAATGAAATCGTTCGTTGTTAGAAGCAATCCAAGTACCAAGAGTTTGTACTGAGTCATTTGCTATTACTGAATACGCAGCAAATAAAAAACCAACACCCATCCAAAGAGTTAAAAGTTCCATTTTAATTTCTCCTTAGAAAAGTAATAAGAGGCTATAGCCTCTTATTATTAGTATATTATAAAATTGTTACAGTTTTGTGAAATTTTAAAAATTTAAATTGGCTGTGGAGGATGGAGTCGAACCATCACGCCTTTCGGCACACGAGAAACAGTCGTGCGTGTCTACCAGTTTCACCACCCCACAATAAATTATGCTGCGAGTTGAAGCTGTGTATCTAGCGCCGCTATCATGCGGGTCATACCAATACCACCGCCTACGCGAGGGAAGAAGTCAAACTGTAAAAACTCTTCAAGTTCTGCTTCTACACGTTCTTTACCAAATAATTCAAAGAGTAGGTTGGCATAGGCTCCGTCAGTGATTGTATGGAAAGTGTTGCGCATCATATCAATATCACATGAGCGTTCTGCTGAACCGATAGTTTCCATACCCCCAAGAATCACATCAATCTTTTTAGAAGTTAGTCCATTTTCATGGCGGCTCATGTTCCAAAATGGTGAAGTAAACTCAGGGAAGTCCGTAATCATAGCAGTGCTAAAATCATTAAACATTGCGGTTTCATGCTCTGCCTCAAGTTCTCCATTAACCTTATAATGCTTTTGCCATGCTTCATAGGTCTTCTCTATCGGGCGATCAAAACCCAAATAATCTACAAGTTCATATTCCATCTTTTTAAGGTCTACAATATCGCCTGGCATTTCAAATTCAAACATAGGGAAGATAATATCATGCCTACCAGGAATTGCGTTAGGTTCTTGTCTGTACGAAGTTGAGACACAAAAAAAGCCCTTTTCATTGGGCTGAGAGAGTAACTCATGTTCTAACCACATCTGACCAGTTTGTGGAAGAGGCCAAACTTGGCCTGCGTAGTTGTATGTAGCAACGTTAAAAGGATCTTCGCAAGCTGCAAGGATAGAAAGACGATTCTGTGTATGAACTTCTTTAAAACCTTTATCTAAAAAAAATGACCTTAAAAGGCCAACAGTGTGAGTAAATTTTGTAGGGGAAATTAGTTGAGTCATTATAATACCTTTCTTATATATAAAAAGACGCGCAGATTTAAAACCTGCGCTCAAATTAACCAATTATATAAGAAGTATAACCAGTGGGCAACATCAAATTATATTTTTATTATGATATTGCTCTCATCCTTTGTACTAATCTATCAGCACGATTGGTAACTTGGCGATACCAACGAGAGTCAACCATTTCAGTAGCTGCAACCATCCAATCACGTGCATCCACCCCTCGCTTCATTCCCTTAAATTTCGATAAGCGAGGGCGACCCATATTGAACATCATATTAGCGATTATTCTTTTAGCTTCTTCTGGCAAATCATCAAAGTCTGGGTATAGCTTGTAGCAATCTGACACGACTGTTTTGATATCTTCGTTGAAGGCTTCAACACATCTATCATTACTGACGGCTGTGCCGACTTCCCATCCGTGTTCAGGGTCAGAATCCCTAACGAGATGACCAATGCCAAAAGTAGGCAGACCGAGGTGATCCAAATAGATCTCTTCCACATTTCCTTCATCATACTCAATCTCTTCTCTTAATTTTTCAATATTCATAAAATTTTCCTTTTTAAATAAATTTCTGTACAAACCTAATTGATTGTAGTATTTAAATTTGTACACTTTTTGAAAATAAACAAGATTAATATAGAACTCTACATCTTACTTTTTTATTTGTATTAATCATAATTCTTTTTTACATGGTCGTTATTTTTATACCAATCTTCTCTATCTTTTTGCATTTCTTGACGTTTTTTCTTAGTCTTACGTAGCTCTTGTTTGTCTAACCACGTAACTTTTGAGTTCCAAGTATCTCGTCTAATAGGAATAATCTGACACATAGGAGTGCCTGCGGGTATCATAATTTCTGAACCTCCTGGCTCTAACATAGAGTGGATAAATGGTATATTTACTATATTATCAAAAGTATCAGTATCTACAAGTCCAGTAAGAGGGATAATAGGGCTATCAAGTCTGTTTAGAGGAGGTAAAAATAGCAGTGAGTAGTCTTTGGGTGTTTCTATGCGCCAAGGATTCATCCACTTGAGAACTGTAAATGATTCCATTGGAGAGCCGGGTATCTGTCTCATAGGATGAGTCTCGATTGGGGGCCATTTAGAAATAAGTGCTTTGTGTTTTTCATCGATGAAATCTAGCTTTAAAGACAAATCAGAAAGTTGTCTAATAACGATATCAACATGGTTGAGAAGCATATAACCAGCTGTTACAGCATCTAAAAACGGAACACATTTTTTAACTGTCTGATCACCTTCGTTCCAGGCTGGAGTCTTCTTAAACCAGTCAGGGACTGTACGTTTAGAAGGAATTGGAGGAAGTACGATTTGATCAGGAAAATCCTGCATTAAATGAAATTTAATTTGTTTTTTCATGCAGAGGCAACATTAGTTGGAGTAAAAAAAGTAGAAGGAACTTCTTCAGCTATAGTACCACAATCGCAAATATCACAACCACACGCACCATTCTCGCAAGAATCCCACTTACAATGACAGCTGCATCCGCATTTATTACAATTCTTCGTTTCGGTCATGCAGCTACACTTTCAGGTAAATGGATTAGTGGATTAGAAGGGTTGACCCCTAAAAACTTACCCCACTCTGCATAGTAGTGGCGCATGCCTACTTCATCATGAATAGTTGAGTTCTCATGGCGTCCGTGTAAGATGTTTCTTGATTCGGTACCTTCTCTCATTGTAGTACCTTGACCCGCAACACCAATAAGATCTTCATGTAAGTTTCGGCCGAAGGGTCCCCAGATAGAATTATGGTGTTTGATTCTTGTTTGTCTTTCTTCTGGAGTATCGCACCTAAGACCATAACCACGAAATTCAATCAGAACTTTATTAGGTCCAAGTGGTGTTACTGAGTCTGAACGATAGGCGGAACCCCGTAGGTTGAAATTAAACCCTGGGAAGAGGTCGACCATGTACCACTGGTTGGGCGGCAAATTGGGAAAAGATAACTCCCCTCTATCCTCAAAGCCGTCATACTCAGTATAGTTAACAGTAAAGCTAGACACGTTAACATGACCATTATCAAAAGGAATATTTTTTCTAGCAAAGTATTCATCGTTAAATCCTGACACACGATTAAAGTAGTGCATAAAGTCATGATAAAATTCGCTATTAGTATCATGCCATAGTTTATAATTAGTATCAATTACTGCCTTGTGGTAATGAAACACTTCCATTTCTTCAGTATCAATTGCATCAGCAATACAATCAAATGCACCTGCTGTCCATTCATCTACAGACTGTGTAGGGTTAGGATCAAGTGTGACCCAGACCATTCCACCGTGTTTTACTTCGCAGTGTAGTTGTGGTTCAATGGTTACAATCGGTGCAGCTACTGTACCAGCCGGTTTATTAAATCCATAATTACGATATGCTTTAACACCGTCTTTGGTATTTACTGCCATCACATTTTGACCAGCAATCTGTGTTGTTCTGTAGTTACCTTCGTTATACATCTCACTGATATGGCACATAGGAACCCAAACCTTTGAAAAGATTTGTTCTTGTTCTGCTCTATATACTTCATAACTATTATAACAATCACTGCTAATATATTCGACTTTTGGTGAACTAATCCAGTTTTTATGGTTTCTTGGTGCCATCTTCGTCTCCTTCTTTCATTGCTGATTCATAATAAATTATAATTTCATTTTGTTGATCGATAAAACGTTTAATGTCTGCTATGTTAAGTGCTAAATTTTCATAATCTTTAATAGCTAAAGCGACATAAGCTAACTCACCATTTTCCTCTGTAAAATCTTTTACAAATTGTTCGTAGTTATCTTTATTAACCACATAAACTCTAGTATCAACTAGCTGGAGTGGTTTGGGTCTCGCTACTACTGGTACTGTTACTTTCTGAGTCTGAGTTACTATCTTGACTTCCTGTT